CGCAGGCGATGGCGACCGAGCTTTGTAATGTTCCACTCACGGTTTACTAGGCCGTGAGCGGGACACTTTCAAAAACGAAAGTGACAAAGTTTGGTTCTTAATAGACAACTATTCCCAGTATGGGGTAGTCGTCTTAGCTACGACGTAACCACCTTTTCTTCTAAGGGGATGTATGTGTGCTGCAGGGCTTTCATCAGCAAAAAGTCGTGTGACTTTTGGCTTTTGGAGCCAGTTAGCATACATTAAGCCGTCATCTTTAACTGCACGATCAGTATATCGAAAGTGTAGATATCGAAAACGGCGCCATCCAGACTCAGAGATATGAATAGTATCAAAATCGATACTATAACATTCCGCGAGTCTACGCCAATCTAAAGTTTTTAGACCGGCGTCATCAGGGAAATCAAGGGGCACAAGCTTAACCTTTAGCTTGTGTTTCTTGAACAACGAGAATAGGTGCTGCAAGAGTTGCTTGTCATACAAGTACGTTAGGCGTCCGAAATACATTTCGTATTTCTTTAAAACGCCGTTCAGTATTATGTATAGCCAAGGCTCTAGAGCACTTAGACGCGTTGAGGTGGGGGCCTTTACATGTAAAGGCCGCACGTATGAACTTTGGAGGTAATCACCTCCGCAGCTCTCCCGGAACCTTGAGTCTTTATCGTAAAAGGATTTCTCCTTATTAACGATAAAGCCAACTTTGGTACACATATCCATAAAGGTATGTGCATCCTCAGTCGGAAGGATACAGTCGTCACCAAATACAGAGACCGCATTGCGATCCTGAGGTTTACTCAGAATCGTATACGGATTTTTCTCTGTACGGTTCATGACTGCAGCCACTCCAAGGGACCAGAATACGAGAGTCTCCAGCGGAAATGTTCCCGCGTTTCCCATTGTACTAACCATTTGTAACTCCACTAATTCCTCTTTTATTTTCATAAAAGGGGAGCGGAGAATGGTCACGTACTTAAACCACTTAGGCGGTAGTAAATACCTAAGTAATTCGATCGAAACACAATCGCTAGCTGACGAGAAATCTATTGTGGCGTTATTGCCAGTTATAGATGCCCATCGTGCTAGGTCTTGATGCTTCGTGGGAAGACTCTCTACGTCCAATCTGACGTCTGTTAAAAGACGTCTAGAGCCCTTCAACCGCTTATACATGGTATGCATTAGTCCTTGTTGAAAAAACATATTCAACGTGGGTTCTATTGCAATCATGCGGCGCTTTGTTGAGCTCTTTGGAACGGTCGTAGCCCGTGACGCTTCTACGATATCATACCTTGCAACATCAAGTTGCTTAGTGCCATTGAAACTTTCAATGGCTCGCCGTAACATAACGTTACGGTTAAGGTATTGATTAAACATAGAAGCTACTTCAGCCGTCGTACTCATCGGCCAGGTGAACTTAGCTTCATTAGAGGTATCCGAAAATCGGACCCCTAATGTGACGCCGCTAGAATTTCTAGCATTGTCAGCTATTTCACCCCAAGTGATATCTCCTAGAACCCAACTAATCAAATGTTGGGCTCGTTTGAGCATAAGCTCATCGGAGGATAAATGATGAGCAGGAAGTTGTCTAGGTGGACGAAAATCAACGTTCACCTGACGCATCCTGTCATTATTCTGGATAAAAGAAGCGTAAGCTTCTTCCTCCAGTTTATCTACATCACTAGTGGTAGAGTCGTACTTTTTAAGTACTTCTCTGGACCAGGTCTCAGAGTAAAACTTCTGAACACTATTGCCAACTCCATACAACTGTTGGGAGTGGGCGAGGTCACGGCTTAAGGTCTGACTAATCGCGGTCGCGATTTTGTCAGGGTTAAAGAGCGTCCTCTTTTTGCTTCGTCGTATCTTCATTTTGGATATTTCCTTCAATGTTGATATGCTCACCAGTCAGAGTCCCTTTACGGGGATCTGCTTCCGAGTCACGATTACAGAAACTACAAAAAGTATCTGCAATCAGGTTCGGATCAGTAGGTAAACCTATTTCCTTACTATTAGTCGCGCTGCAGGCAAAACCCGCAACAAGAAGAATAGATAGGAGAGTTAAAGTTATGAAAAATTTCATCGCTTTTCCTCCAGGTTATGCTACTGAACCATCGTCAAACAGACCGTCAAAGTCTGCATCTACACCACAATGGGCGATCAGCTCACGCAAATAATCGCGTTCTGTCTGATCAGCTTCGGGGTCAAAAGCGACCTCGATGCGAACCGTATTTGTAGTGTAGTTTCCATTATCCAATAACATTGGAACATGGAAAACGATGGTAGAGCGTTGCTGAGTGTAGCCGTTAGGCGCACTCGTTGACGCTACTGGAGCCTTAGATGATGCAAGACAAGTCTTGCGCAGAATTAAATCTGCTCCATCATCTATGAACAACTTGTTTTGTTCGCTGGTACCACCCAGTGAAACAAAACTTGTTGCAGACCCGCCAGCTGGCGTGTACGTTGCTCCAATTGGAACTGAAGCTGAAGCTAAAGACATAATTATGTCTCCTTTGGTTATGAAAATCTATTTCAAACGCTGTATTATTATAGCAGCGAGATCAGCGATTTTCGTTGACGAATTGACCAGATTTTCTACCCTCACAGGAGGAATAAAATCACTGACCGTTGGTGACCAAGATTCTCGATTATATACAAAGTTTTCTTCAATGTAATAATCAGGGAAGCTTGCGTGGACTGTCTGAACTATCGAACTCTTGAATCCTGTATAGGATCTAGTGTGCGATTGGTTGTCTTTACTAGTCAACCAGGCAGCCAGGATCTTAACATTGGGATCTAGGAAAGATGACATACCTCTCAGCGTAGCTGAGACGTTGTACATCCTGTCTACCATGAAACTCAAAGGCATTAACTGCCAAAGAGTCTCAGGTATATCCTTAAATCTCAAGCCGTACTTGAACTTCCAATCCACAAGTGGATTGGTTACTTCGTATAATATACCTGCTCTCTTTTCCCAAGTGTAAATTTTATGGGAAGAAGACATAGCGCCGCTATTAATAACGTCGCTAGTGGTTTGCTGATCTTTCGCAAATCCACGAGCAGTTCGCCTTTTGGGGCGGTGTATATCATTGTTAAGTGACTCGAAAGCGTCATTAACAGAACGAACTAATGGTGCTGCAGCAAAACGACCCGTGGCCCAAACGTCGGCAATAGCCTTCGCTCGGGACTTGAACCGTTGTGCTTTAGACTTCTTCGTGGCCGATTCTGAAATTTCACTAACAAGATTGTTAATGGATTTCATAGGATGCGCTAAAAATCTTAGCGTTTCCCCGACCTCGCCGATGTCTTCACCAAAGGAGTACGGTGTTCTATCCAAATTCCCCAAAGCTTGAAGCTTTGCGGAATCTGCAAGTGCGTAACTTGTGGTAGGGTCAGCGGCGGAAGCCTTGACCACACCACGCTGGATCTGGAGGTGTGTAACCCCCGGACCCAGAGTTTCGTAAATGTAGCCGTTAGTACGTGTCCATTTAAAATGGCCGTTACCAACGGATCGGATAGTATTTTTAACAAATAAACAAGGATTGTTTATGATCTCACCAGCATTAATGCGCCTGTGATACTTAGGGGTGACTTGGTCATCCATAGTATCCTCCTCATAATGGGCGGTAACTGTATAGTCCTGATCAGTCAGGACATTATAGTACCGATCCTTTATAAGGCGATTGGCGACATTAGTTTCATCAGCGATTAGCCGATTACGGTGGCGAGAGGCCATAGTTTTCTCCTAGTTAGTTGTGTTAAGATCGTGAGGACTCCATTATACCGGATATGTCGTTTCACAAGAGTCAGTGAAGAATCACTGTCGGGTTTCGAAGCCCGAGAAACAGCATATTGAGAACAGTACCCCCGTAGGGGCTGAACTCACCGGTGGAGTC